CAATTTCAATGGACAACGCTGATGAGGATATGGTTAAAAAAGCTCAACATTATGCTGACATGATAAATGAACTAGCTGAAGAAATGGGCTTAGAAGAAGAACACGCTTATATCGAAGACACACATATGGCTAAAATCAAAGAACTAGCAGGCCAAGAAGAGGAAGATGATGACATGACTCCTCCTTCCGTTAGGATGATGAATGCCTCTTAAACGCGGTAAAAGCAAGAAGACTATCTCAACAAATATTAAGGAGCTAATGAAAAAACCTTCAAAAGCTCGGTCTAAAGGCATCGGTACTTTAGCAAAAAAACAAGGTATAACTCGTAAAGAAGCCCAGCGGCGACAAGCAGTGGCAATAGCCCTTAGCGCAGCAGGTAAGAAACGTAAAAAATAAATTTTGACATAAATATAAAACTTTGTGACAATATGATCACAAATCTTAAATAAGGAGACTAACATGGCAGTCGTAGATCAACGTGGATATAATGGTTTTGGGTTCTCACTCAATGACCTCCCAACAGCAGCACTGACAGGCGGGGGCAGCGAAGTACACCTATACCCAGGAGAGTACACAGCACCTACTGGAGTTGTTGCAACAAATTATGCGTATGTTGGAATGGGCGATCGTGATTCAGTAATCATTGATGGCGACATTACAATAGCAGACGGTTCTTCAGGAACTATCACCTTTAAGAACATTCATTTTAGAGGCTCTGATGCAGACGCCGCTGGCGGTGCAGCTTGTGTAACTAAAGAAGGTAACACAGCAGTAAAGCTTCACTTTATTAACTGTAAGTTCTCAAATGCAGAACACGGAGTTAACCAGATGGCAAACTTGACCTCAACAGCAGCAACAGGTGCTCCAGGTCTTGTAGTTGAGTATTGTGATATGTCTGAAGTAAATCAGGCAATCGTATCAAACTGTAATGCAGAAATCAGTTTCTCACAGTTAGGTACAACAGCAAACGCGTATTACGCAGTTGGTGATTCAACACTTAATGGTGATCCAGCACACACAGTTACAGTTCGTGCCTCTACATCAGGCGGTTCAAACGCAGGTAACATGACAGAAACAGTTCTCGGACTGATTTCCTAATTCTTAAAAAGGAGACTAAATCATGGCTATGATTTCAAAAACAGCAAAACAGCCTAAAGAAGGTATGGGGTCTGCTTCAACTCCTTCTGCAACCGCAATGGGTTCAAAAGGAAAAGGCACTCCAGTTCAGTATGTAACCTATATGGAAGCTACAAAAACTATGGGTAACTTCCGTACTGGCGATAATAAGCCGGGTGCTCGTGGCGCCACAACAGGTAACGCTTCTGTTGCAAAAGAAGATGTAACAAAAGGCATGGGTGGTAAAGTCATCAAAGACATGCGCTAAGGAGTGATTGATGGCAAAAACTCTATCAGGCACAGAAGCCAGACCAGGTAAAACAATGACCATCGGGGATAACCGTTACGGACTTCGTGAAGAATATGATCCCGAAGTTAAGCGTGAAACTCTTGATTATTATCGCAAAGGCGATAAGTTAACAATCAAAGAAGTTAAAAATCCCTTAAATCATACTGTTAAAGTGGTAAAAGTAAAATGATCGCAGCAGAGGTATTTCAAAGAGGCCCGAATAAAAAGAAAAATAAAAGGAAACCTTTGAAGAAAAAAGAAATAATACCTCTCAAAGATCTTTATAAACACTACACAGCTAAGAAGTAAACATTCCGTTTATATAAGCTGATTTATACGGGGCACAGGTGTAAACTTGTGCCCTACTATTTTTTAAGATGTTATTAAAAATGTCAGTTTGTTGGACATCGCATGAAATAAAAACCATATCTTCATCTTTTAGATATGAATAATCATAGTCTTTCCCATCACAGTTAACAACTTCAATCTTTCCTTTTGCAGGTGTATTGTCTATAACATGCTTTGCAAGTCTTGCTCTTTTATGGCTTATTTCGATGCCCACATATTTTTTATCAGGGAATCTTCTGTACAAATCCATTAGTGAATAAGGATAGACACCGCACCCAACCAGTATAACTACCTCAGTATCTTCAAAGGCTTTTCTTATACCTTTATCGTTAATAGTTTGTAGAATATAAGACTGAGCATGCTTTACTTGATAAAGAGACAATAGATCGTTTTTAAGTTGTGCGGCAAGAACTTTTTCAAACTCGCTGTTAGCTACATTGTCTTTCCATTTTTTTATTCGTTCTTTAACAACTTTTTTTGTAAACTTCGTTAATTTCATCTGCTGATCTCTCTACTCCGTTTAAGTTATATTCAAATTTGTTTGGAGTAGATTTCAAAACTTTCTTTAAAACGTTAGGTAAGTGGTGAATCTCTTTAACGTTCAGGACCTTAAAATACCCATAGGGCTCAAACTTGTAAGCTCGCACAAACTGTTCTAACTTGTGTCCGTTCTGTCTAGGAATGATGATAGCGGGGACTTGACTAGCAAGTATCTCCATAGTAGCATTATAACCGCCATAAGTAATATACGCCGCACAACTTTGTATTTTTTTATTCAAGTTAGGTATGTAGTCTACGAATATCATATTATCTCTAGTCATTGAGGTTGTTTTTAGGTATCTATTTGCTACTGGCATGACAAATCTAAGATCAGGAAATAAAGGAGCTATTTTAGTTATTTCTTTGAACAGTAACAAGCCTTCTTCTTTGTTTAATCCTGTACTAACGTAGACAATATTATTTTTTCTTTCATGAGGCTTCTGCGTATTATCAGCTACATATCCAGTATATATTATCTTATCTTTGATTTCGTCTATAACCTCTGTAGGCGATCCGTGCTTAACCCTGTCACTATATAGAGGGAGTATATTCTCATCACCATGAATAAGTATTTTTTCAGCGTAGACATTACAGACTATATTCTGAGTATAGTTAACCCAGTCTTTTAACTGATCGTCGTGTGGATCGTCCCATGGAAAATCTCTAGCAGAGACTATTATTTTTATTCCTCTTTTTCTACACTCATTGAAGTATGTAAAATATTCATAAGCAAATTGATGTCTACAAAAAGGAAAGCCCTCACAAACTAATAACTTTACATTGTTATCGTCTATAATTTTTTTAAACTTTTGCACTCTTATTTGTGTATTTCTCTCGTTCATTATAAAACTAGAGAGATTCATTGTTTGACGTTTTTCTTCGGGTAACTCAATATCGTCCATTAAGGCATAGTTTTTAACTTTAAAATCAAGAGGAGGTCTAAACAGCTGATCTATGATTATAACATCACTAGTTTCAGCTGTTTTTTCTGCTATTAGTTTTGTTCTATTACTATGACCCATACCTCTATAGTATTGCGTAAAAAATGCTATCATGTTTTTGGTGGAGATAAATAATCGCTTCCCATAGGAAATATCTTTGTTATAGCGACAGCACAAGCTCTTGCTATTTCAATATGTTCTTTTTGCGTACCGTTTTTCTCTCTTAGGTCTATATAGTGCAACCATGATCTAAGAGTGCCGTTAACGTAAAGCCTTGATTCAGTTAACCCTTCTGGTAGGACTGATCTAGCCTGTTCTTTTGCTATACCCATATCAACTGCCCAAGTATATGCTTTTACTGCTTGTAGCCACACTAAATCTTGTTGAGCTTTCCACTCTTGTTGCAGACTTTGGTTATCTACTTCAATAGAGTTTTGTCTGTTAGTGTAGTCTTGTAGTCTAGCCTCTCTACGCACCGTTTTTAAATCATCAATCGGATTGGCGTATCTCTGACTAAATTCTTGAAACGAAAATGAACGATGTCGCAAAATCTGTCTCGCGATATCACGGGTTGTAGTGATTTCCATACAAACAGAAACCATTTCAAAAGGAGACCAGTGCCTTTCCCTTATCAAGTATTTCAATAGCTTTGAAGATGTTTCTTCGTTTATTTGATTACTTGGGTTTGATACTCTAGCACAGTAAGCTACGAGTTCTTGTATGTCGTTACCTACTACAATATCATCAGGTGTTTGTGAGTAGCTTATTATTCTTACTTCCATTTTATTCTCCGACTATAGAGTCTATGTCTTCTCTTTCAAAGTTTCTTGTCTCTTTGATTTTAACTCTGTTTCTCTTCTCATTTTTAATTCTTTTGAGAAAACTTTTTCCAGTATTAAATTTCATTCCAGAATTTTCTATCTTAGGAACGTATTTTACTACCATTTTTGGCAGTAGTTTTACAGTAAAAAATGCTATATTTTGAGCAGGGTATATGATATGTGGTTCATCATTTTTATTTTCTAATATAACATGTATTTCGTCTCTAAACGTATATGGATAGTACACAACTCCTTCAGGCATGACTATGCCAAAGTTATATAAAAAACCACTTGAACTATTAACTTCAATAACAAAGTTAGGGTTCAAAAGTTGAGGATATACTCCTGTCGGAATAGCAACGACCTCTTTAGGTTCAATAATCAGCTGTTTTTTTATACACGCTTTTAAATGATAATGAGTTTCGAGGTGATTATACACCTCGAAATCCCATTTTATTCCTAACTCTTTTTCTAGCTCTAACGCTTCTGTGCTTTTTTCAATATTTATTTCACAGACTAGATAATCTTCCAAGTGGTTCATCGCCCTGCTTTCCTGCACAAATAGCCTCTACACAGTATTTTTTGAGATTGATTAGCTTTTCATTTCTAATCAAAGTGTCTTTACCTGCGTTTAGATTAGTGATATATTTTGACCTACCCTTAATAGGCAGAGCAGCAAGCAAGGCATCTAAAGTTTTATACTCTCTAGCCAAACCTTGTGCTCTTTTTGGTCCGATACCTTCAATACCAATAATATTATCTGATTTATCTCCTTCGATAATTCTTGATAACATATATTCTGAGGGTGTTACTTCAAAATCATTTTGTAGAGTTTGAATAGTTACTTCTTTACGCCCAAAAATATTAAAGATAGAAATGTTTTCGTCGATAAGTTGATACAAGTCACGGTCTGATGAAACTATCCAAGTGTGATCATAACGATCAGACATGTTTTGAGTGATCCATGCTAAAATATCGTCTGCTTCTACGCCCCGAAACTTTAGTACTTCCTCATCTAGTTGTTCTGGTAAGTCATTTAAAACTGCAAAGAATTCTTCATACTTCTTAGCCTCATCTTCGTCTTGTGGTTTTTTGCGAGTACCCTTGTATTCTTCATGCATATCCATGCGATAGTACGATTTACCAAAATCAAAACAAACAATGGTACGTACTGCTTCATAAGATTTAGAAAGAGATTGAATTGTGCGAATAAAATCAGCACCAAAAGATCCGTAGTTCGGTCTCTGTAACCAGCGATAGGAAAGGTTGTTCGCGTCAATAATGAGTAAGTTATTGTAAGACGAGTAGTCAGGTTCTTGCAAGTCTGCAAGATCGTTCCAAGTTTTTGTCATTGATATCTCCTGTTATTTATATATAACTATATCAATTTTTTAAGGAACTAGCAAGCTCAGTTTGTACTTTAACTGCAGTAAGCCAGTCCTCAAGTTTTGTTACCTTAAAGTGACAACCAAATGATTTTACTTCAATAAAGAAAGGAACCTCTATATCATCATCAAAAGCAACAAAATCTTTTGATCTGTTCCATCTAAATATTAGTAGAGGCTTCTTCTTCATCACTTCAGCTTCCCGCACTGCTTGTCTCCAAAACTGGAGCATATCTGTAGTTTTAGAGGTAAGAAGATTATTCCATTCAATATCTTTATAATGCTTACATTCTATAGCATAAGGCCACCAAGCAGTATCATGCGGAGTCCATATATCACCTTTTAAATAGTCTATAGAACCTGATAAAGGTACTCTCCTAAACTCTACTCCAAATTCAGAAGTAAGTAATGTAGCTATTTTTTGCTCGTAAGCAGAACCTTTTGCTTTACTTTTATTATGAGCCATTTAGTATCCTAATTTGTATTTTCTTATAATGTATTCTTTTAAGAAATCACTTCTTACAATATCATCAATCTCAAATTCAACAGTTGTAAAACTAGGTATTTCTTTAAGTATTTTCATAAACTTCTGAATACCGTTTCTGTCGTTTTCTCTTGTTAAATCGGTTTGAGTATAGTCACCACAAAAAATAACTTTACTATTTTTTCCGACCCTTGTGATTATACTATCAAGCTCATGAAAGTTCAAGTTCTGACATTCATCCACTATGAGTACAGCGTTATTTATTGTTATGCCCCTTATGAAAGATGTGCTCATAAATTTGATGTTGTTCTGTTGCTTAAGGGAATCATAAGAATCTTTCATACCAAAAAGCTCCCTACAGATTGATCTGTACGGAGCTTCGTATATAGAAACTTTTTCCTGCTCATCTCCAGGTAAAAAACCGATGTCTCTAGTTGTTACAGCCGATCTGACTATAAAAACATCATCATATACTGTTGAAGGATCTAGTACTTCTTCAAGAGCAAGGTATAAGCTCATAAATGTTTTACCAGTACCTGCGATTCCATGAAGAAGTAAATGATCTCCTTGTTTATATGCTGAAAATGTTTTTTCTTGATTTTTTGTTATAGGTGTGAAAGTTAATAAGTCGTCAATTCTGACTTTTTTAAGTGGTTTACAATATCAGTTTGGCAAAAAGTATCTCCTTAGAGTTTAGTGTTCTGAGATAAAAAATATCCCATTAACTCATCATACCCTCCGATAAGCTCATCGTCAAAAAATATTTGTGGAACCGTTTTAGCATCTGGTAGCATTTTTAAGAGTTCTGCTCTATTAGCATTTACTCCAATAATGTATTCTTTAAAGTTCATATTGCGCTTGCTAAGTTCTTCTTTTGCCATAACACAATATACGCAATCTGGCTTAGTCCAAACTTGAATCGTAGTTGGGGTTGAATTCTCCATCAGGGTGTCTTCCTTTCAATTTTTCTACATTTTTTTCAATCACTTCATTGGGGTCCAGGCTCAAAGCTGTACACGCATTTATCCAATACCACATGACATCACCAAGTTCTTTTTCCATAGCCTCAAGATCCGGCTCTTTATCATGAAAGAAAAACTTTTTAACATGCTCATTAAATTCTCCTACTTCTCCAGAAAGTCCAATAGAAGCAGTGGCTAATCTAGCAGTGTTAATATCGTTTTGAGTAAAATAGTTATCCATCCTATCAGCAAATTTTGTAGGATTTTTTGAAGTTACTGACGTAACATCGTCAACAAACTTAGCATATTTATTTAGGTCTATCATTCTTTATCCTGTTAAGTATTTCTTGTTTTCTTGAGTCAGTCGCTCTTGACCACTCTGTTATTTCTTGAACAGATCTTCCGCACCCGATACACACCCTCTCAACGAGGGTGCATATCTTTATGCAAGGTGACTTTAGATCAGACACGCATCACCATCACAGAACTTGTTAGCGTCTTGGTTATCACCTTCGTGATTAAGAGCAGCAAAGTTCAAAGGCTTCAGACTTGCAGCGTATTCTGAAATCTCTTCGCGTGGTGTCGCGATGTATGGTGCTTGAGCATAACCGTGATCACTCAATGGCAGAAGAGATACGCCCTTCAACCGTGAGTCAAAACATGACAATGCACGAGCGATTTGATCTGCTTCATCAGGCTTAAAAGTGATTGTAATAGAAACCTGATTGTCTGCCCAGTAGTGTTGTAGATCTACTGCGTTAGCAAACTGTTCCCAGATAGATACAGATGTTTTTGCAACTGTTCCTTCTTCGTGAAGAACTGGGAAATACACAACTACTGTACGCACTGGATCACTGACAGCTGGTTCAATGCGATACCCTGCTTCTTCAAGGATACCTACCAGGGGGGAGATAGTTGCTAGACGGACTGTTCGATAGTAGGCATCAGATTCAGCATAGTGAATTCCTGGAAGAGCGCCTGCCACCAATGATACAGTTCCTGATGGTTTTACAGAAGTAGATTTGCGTGACAAAGGTACGCCCATCCATTCTGAGTACTTACGGTCTACATACTGTACGTATGTATAAGCACGATCACAAAATTCATCAAGATAAGTTCTACGACCGAACTTCATGATTGCTTCTTGGATACCGCTTTGTGATGCACCGATACGACGGTTACGCTTGATCACATCGTTTGTATCTTGCCAATGTGTAGCCATAAGTGTTACAGCTTTTGCATACAAATATGCAAATTTCAAGGTGCGCTGGTAATCCCAATAGTCATTGTGCTTTGCAGGGAAAGTTTCTACAAGACAACACAACTCATAAGATTCAAGAGATTGTTCCAGACACGGATTTCCGCCTTTTACTCGACGGTCTTTCCAATCAGCTGGGTCTTTCATGCGGCTGTATTTACGCATGTTTTCAAGCCAAGCAAATCCTGGCTCACCTGATATTGCAATTGAACGAGCAGCATCTGTGTAGTCTTGACCAACTTCAGCAAAGATAGAGTTGTTAGAAGCCCAACGCCATCCACCAAACTTGTATGACCATTCATAGTCTGCATAACGCTTGGCGATTTCGCCACGGACGTTCCAATCAGAGTTATACGCTTCATAGTCTTCTTTTGAGATTGCTTCTAGTTCTTCGGGTGCAAGAGAACCAGTCTCTACGCCCGCACGTTGCCAGTCTTTCATTGTCATGAAATCTAAGTCATCCGGCTCACCAAAAGCGATTTCTGCTGTACGGCGCACGTTACCAGCTACTACAATCTTACCAATGATATTCATGATATCTGTAATATCTACAGATGTGATAAGAGTATTATTTGAGTTGGCACGTTTTTGCAACACGTCTTTGATACCGTTGAACCCTTGTACAAGCGGTTCTGGACCTGATGCTACACCTCCGAAGCCGTTGATAGGCTCACCGTAGGCACGTACTTCTGATACATCAATCTCTACAGGAGCAGAACCTTCTTCAAGATACGAGTCGATTAGGCATGAAATAGCTTCTACCCAACCTTCGCGAGAATCTTCTACGTGAATCAGTTCTGGTGAACCTTCTGGAATTGATGATGCGATTTTGCCTGCGCCTTTTGTATCAAATCCTACGCCCACTCCGAGCATAGACATGTCCATCAAGAAAGCAAAAGACTTTGACATCTCTGCATCGATGTTTTCAGTAGATACAAACGCACAGTTGTTGAGAGCAGCACCACCCTTATCCCAGATAAAAGGAGTACCCATCATCCAGAGGCCACGACCCGGCGGCATCCATTTGAATGCAAACAGACGTTCAGCTGCTTCTTCTGCTAGTTTGTGTGCACGCTTTTCATCCCATGTAATGTAAGACGATACAGCGTTAGTTTTTAGGATTGAGAAGAATCCTTCGATAACACGGATTACGCAATCAGCCCATGTTTCGAGATTACCGTCAGCTTTTTTACGAGCGTATGTACGGTAGTAGGTAAACTCTGAGAGTCCACCGTAACCCCAGTTTACTGGAGTAGCTTGTAGTTTTTCTTTGAAATCTTTGCGAAATGCAAATTGAATGGGGTTTTTCCCAGGTGCGATCATTATTTTCTCCTAAACGCATTTAGAACAGTATAACCAACGGATCAGATCTACTGTATACTAGATATGTTATTTTCTTTTACGATAGATATTTTATCTATCAGGGGGTGTGTGAAATCGTGAGATATGAGAAAAACATTTAAGTTTTCTTCATTCTGTAATACTTCTACTAACTTATCTTTGCCTTCATCGTCAAGCACCCCTGTTATCTCATCAAGGAATAAAAGATTTACGCTACTGCCTCCAAGTTTAGACAAAAGTGATCTAATAGCCAGTAGTATAGACGTTTGTATTCTTGAGAATTCTCCGCCAGAAACAGTTTCTATCGGGGTTGAGATGCCGTTGTTTATAACGGATATGTTAAGTTTTTCTTTATCTAGCTTAAACTCTACTTGAAACTGTCCGTCACTAAGGACAGACAAGTAATGGTTGATTGCAACTTCAAGTTCTTTAGTTAAGTTTTCTAACTTAAAAGCTACAATACCTGATGTAGAAAAAGCCTTTTTAAGAATGTTCAAAGCATTAGCTTGATTTGACTTAGCAAGTATATTATTTTTTATAAGCTGTTGTCTATTTGTAAAATCTATTTTTTGTTCTTTTAGAGCATCAACTTTGGCATTATGTGCTGCAACGCTACGATTGTGTTCGACCGCTTCGGTTGTTGACTGCGTTTGTTCGTTATAGGTAGTGCGTAAAACTTCAATCTTTTCCTTTAGGTTACCAATATTTGGGTATTCTGTAGGAATAGTCTTGTCAATCAGTTGAGAGAGAGTCTCAAAACGTTCAATATTTCTTCTATTATCAGAGTATGTTTTCTTTTCTGTTTCAATTTCTTTAATTTCGTCTGACCATTTAGTAGCTTTTACTAAGCCTTCTTTGTGGGTTGCCGTCTTTTCATTTAGCTTAGTTTCTTGCTGGATTTTAATCTGTTCAAGGTGTGTAGTATCAATAGCTTGACCACAAGCAGAACACACATCGTTCAAATCAACATTTTCGATATCTCTTTCTAACTGGCTTATATCACGTTTTAGCATAACAAGGTCTTGTTTTAATGCTTGATACTCATCCCAATGTTCAAACTCAGCTGGTTCTACAAGTCCTGCTTCAAATATTAAGTTATCTCTTTCAGAGACATACATATTGTTCTTGTCTATTTTTTTACAAGTTTCATTATAGTTATCTACTTCTTGTTGTAATACGCCTATTTGTTGCTGTAAGGTTTCGTCAACTGTAGGCATGACCATTACTTCTTTGTACTCTGGGATGTTTGTAGCACTCAAAAAGTCTTCAATAGATTTTAGCTCACCTTGAGATTTTAGCAGTTCTTTATCTACTTCAGAAGACTTAGCCTTAATTTTCTCACCTATCTCGATATACTTGTGCAAGTTAAAAAGATTGATCAGAAACTTCTTACGGTTTGAATCTGTTGCCTTTAAAAACTCTAGTAGATCGGTAGAAGATTGATACGTAAGCTGCGAAAACACTTCAAAATCTAATCCTACTATTTCTTGTATCTTTTTGTATGTGTCTAATACTTTATGATCTGAGATATCTACACCGTTTTCTAATAACTTGACTTTAGTTTGGGCACCTGACCGAGATACAATCACTTCATATTCATGTGGATAAACACTAAACTGTAAACTACCTGACCACTGTTTATCTTTTGACCAACGATTAAGAATATCAGTCTTCTTAATGCCTTTAACGTTTTTATTAAATAGAATCTCTTGTATAATCATCGCAATAGATGATTTACCGCTTCCGTTAGGAGCTGTTAGTTGGGTTATTTTACTATTTTTTACATTTAACTCGTTGTCTTTTCCGTATGAAAACATATTTGAAAAAGATAAGTTTTTAAGTATTACGGTACTCATGTTATGTTTCCTATTTTAGGCTGATTTATGCTTTTCAGCGGATTTTCTATATCAAATTTGTTTTTTAGTGATTCCCATGTAATGAAAGGTGTAAACTTAGTTTTAGAATATTTACTGATAACTTCTATAATATCTTGTAAGTGTTCTTGTGATACTTGTTCCCATCCAGTTAACTTTTTTCTGTTGATTAGGTTAGGATAGTCATTATAAATAAACTCATTATCTTTCATGCCCGGTTGGTTCCTGTCATAGTTAGCAGCGTAGTGGCAAAATATAGGTTCTAGAGAAGTAAAAGTAAAAAACTTTTTACCTTTTGCAATAGCATATTTTACTAGGTTCGGAGAATCTTCATTCCAACCTATGCCTACATACTGATCAAAGTCTGGATTGTGTCCAGAAAATATGATTATCTCATCATCTTTAACATAGCTATACAGATTAGTGAGAGCTATTTGAGAATAGGAAGAAGAAAACTGACCGTATTTACAGGCATCTGGTATAGTTTTAGAGATAAACTTGTCAAAACTAATGCCTACTATATCATAAGGTATTTGCCTGTCTTTACAGTATTTTATCGCGTACATAATATCAGCGTCATTTATTCCTTTGAACACACGCTGTATTAATACTCTAAACTTAATGCCTAACTGATAAAAAGTTTCTGCAACTAGTTCTGAGTCAATACCTCCACTCATTGTAATCACATATTCACCGTTGTGAGTTTTGTGAAAAGTAGTTGCTAAGTCGCGCATATCTTTTTTCAAACTGCTAGAACGTGTAACATACTCAGGCACAGTAGCCCTCACTCCTCTGTGTACTCCTGCTAAATCCCAGTCAAAGTCTTCTGGTCTCCAGATAGACTGACTTTTATCGTATAGCCAGTATGTTCTGTTGACTGATAAATCAATAGAGGCCAAGTTTCTTAAACTCCTCTAGCACTTTTTCTTCGTTTTCAATCTTAATATGCTCTAAATATATTTCTAGTTCTTCATAGATTGATTTGCCTTTAAGGTCTAGAGTAGCGTCGTCAACTGGCTTTTCAACCATTTTTTTGTCCAACAGATCACTCTTTTCTACTTTAGCAAGTTGATCTAATGATCCTGATACTTCGTACACTACATGATGTTTTGCATCAGGCTTCATCTCTTCGCCAACAGCTATTTTGCGACGAATCAGTTTTGGAAGGTCTAAATCATAAAACTCGCGTGAATAGTTCTGATCGTCTATAAAGTCATAGATATCAACTCCATATTCACGGGTCTCATCACGATCAAATGTAGTGTTCAGAGGAGAGCCAGGATAATAAGCATTTGTATCTTGATAACGATGATTAAAATGCAAGTCGCCCAAAAGAATAAGTTTCCACGGTTTGAGTCGATCAAAATCATACTCCGGCGTAATATGGGGAGGAACCTCTCCTCTAATATGCGTAACCAGAATATCGCCTTCAGTATACGTGGGTAGGTTATCCATTTGCATTTCGCCATACGGGTACATTTGAAACCCGACGCCCGCCACATCAGCACGTCCGTTCTTACAATATACAGTGACGTTATTATTTTTGATAGCGTTCTTCTCAGTAAGATGTTCAAAGAATGATTCTCCTTTTCTGGTGGCTTCGTGATTGCCTGGGATAATCAGTGTGGGAATTGTGACTGAATTGATATAGCTCAAAAACAGAGAGATTTCATCTGGTTGCGGTTTAGTATCAAAGATGTCACCAGCAATCACATGCACATCCATGCGTTGCTCAAGTGCGATCAGCTTACGGAACATTTCACGGAATCTACCCACTTGCCAATCGTATGGAACCTTCTTTTTGTGAAGGTTAATATGCCAGTCAGCTGAACATAAAATTTTTGTCATTGCACTTCCTTTCAAAATGTGCTATATATGTTGTATAGCTAGTGAACAACGCTACACCGCAGGTGAAAAGCTGTTGAACAAGGCATCACACTTGTTAAATAACGCTGTCTCGGAGAGACATGACGTGGCAACGTAGTTGCCTAGACGTCACGTCACCCGTGTATCTACTATTTTGTACCAATAATCTTTGATACATCACCTTCAAAAGTATAACTTCCTACATGATTAAGTTTAGTGTTTGGATCTAACCAGATCTCACCACCAAGCTTTTGCCATCTGCGGCAGAAAGTATAATCTTCTGATAAGTAACGATTGTCATCAGGATCTAAAATAGTATCAAATAATGCGTAGCAATATTTATGGAACTTCTCATCAATATTTGAATCATTACGATAATGTAGTTCTGGATGTGCTTGCATCATTTTTTCTATTACCTCACGTTTAATCAAGAAAAATCCTGTAGAAGCATCTAGCACTTCTACAGCACCATTTTCTACTCTGATTTGTCTCTTTTCAATATCTGTAAACTTAAAGTTGATAGCATATTGAATAGGTAAGGCTTTTTTAGGATAAGCTGCAGCCATGATTGGTTTATCATAGGCCAAGGCTCTCATTATATCTTCAGCCTGGAACTCGATATCCGCATCAATAAACATTAGATGAGAACAGTCAGATTCCAGAAACATCGCTACCATAATATTCCTAGCTCGTGTAATAAGAGACTCATTACGGAGAGTAGTAATACGAAAATTGATACCGTGTTGCATAAAAGTTTGAGAAAGCCTGAACATAGATAAAAAATACTGATCAGTTAATAATCCACCATAGCAAGGAGTAGCAAAGAAAATATTATGTTTTCTAAGTTTTTCCAAGTCAATGACAGCTTGTCCTCCTTCTACAGATTTGAAGGCTCCAAACTCTTTTTGTTTAGAATCTTCCGTAGAAGTTTTAGGTTTCATATCTGATAGTGATTTTTTCATTAAGCTAAGTCATCCACGTCTTCTGCAGGCTTAAACTCGTCAGATACATCTCCTGCGAAGTATGATGTGTTTTGTAACAGCCACTCTTTTTGCTCTTCATAACTTTGACGCTTGTAGATCTTAGACAGGTCAAACAGTTCTAGGTCTTTTTCTGCTTCTGTTAAAGGAGCATTTGAACGAGCTGGGATAATGCTGTATTTTACATTTTGAGGAAGTGGACCTGTCTTCTCTTTTTTGATTGTGATATCATAACCATTTACAGGATCCGCTGGGTTCCCGTAATCAGGATTAGTAGCATAATCCACGATTTGGGAATAGATTGTAGCTCTCAAATCAAACAGTTTAATCTTACCGTCTGATCTATCAACTACGTTACATACGTATGAGAACTGAGGCTTATCTGCGTAGATAGCTTCGTCAATCTCTTTGAAAGGGTCTTGGGCTGAATTATCAAAAGACTCTGTTTCACGACTGAACTGAAGACACTCAACAGGCATCTTTTTACCTTCAGTTGTTACCACCCAGTAACAGTAGCGAGGCATCACATCTCCGATAAGACGGATCTTCGTGTCACCGATTCCTAGTGTTAATCTTTCGATTTCTCTGCGTTGATTAGAGCCAGAAGATTGTTTACCTTTGGCTTGATCCCATGCGACCATATTGTTTCTCCTTTTTGTTGAACGTTGGTTCTTATGTGTAGGTATTCCTCGTTACCGAGGACTCTGGTAAAAAATATATTTTATCCCCTTTTACTTTTAGATAGGGATTATTCAAATCTTTTCTAATGTAGTTCTTAGCGACATAATCTTGAGCTTCGCTAATTCTTCTCATAGAGAGCATCTGAAGGTACTCTGTTTTAGCTAAAACAGATACATTATGAGTTAAGAACCAAGGATTCCTAAAATAACTCATAGGTTCTTCTGTTTTATAGTTGCAAACTAGCCTATCTTTTTTCTGCTCCAGTAGACCAGTTGTGAATAAATGTACAGGAATATGATTTATGTTTAAAGCCTTCATTAATCCTTTTGTAGTATAAGGATTATATAATGAAGTTTGAGCAAAAGTCAAGATCAATATCGCTGTTTGATCTTTTCTTGCCTTTCGTAAAAGTTCGTACCAGTTAAAGTATATAATATCCACGTTGTTGATACCACTGTAAACGTTTAGTTTGTTGTCTAGCTACTATACCTCCAGATAACCAAAAATCTACTATCATAGGTATCTGCTTGTCAGGATGTTCCCTGATAATTCTTCCGATTCTCTGCTCTAACTTAATAGGATTATTAGAAGGGCAAGTGAGATATAAAGTATCAAGCCTATGGCAACTGATTCCTTCATCGAATAGCTTGGTTGAAAGGACG